CACTGAGTGGTTATCACGCTAGATTTAATAATAGTTGCCCCACTATTTTCTTTTCTTCTAATGATAAAGTCAACTTCGTCACTGCTGTTGTTGGAATTAACATACAATGATCCCACTGGAATATTTGTTCCACCAGCTGTTCTGTCTAAATTATACAATGCAGATTCATTGCTGTTGTACAACGGAGCAGAAATGTCTTCCCACAAATTAGTAGTTCCGTTGAATTTTTTTACTTTGAATTTTGCACCAAGATTTGGAGATGTGATTTTAACCCATAAAGAACCTGTTGGTCTTGGCTCATTGTCTGAAGATTTAAATCCTGGAATTGATGTGTGAGGTTGTACAACCACAGTCGGTATGTAATATGTGTCTGCTGTCAATCCTAAATCTGTTAGTATTGTTCCAGAAACTGCTGCTATTACTACGTTAGATGTGGTTGAAAATATTGCCAAAGAAGCATTGACTATGGCTGCGGTTACACCTGATATGCCAGCTGAATTTATGGCACTAACCACTGCTCCTAAATTGGCACCTGTGATTGAAATAGTATTGATTGAAAAAGTTCCTGATACAGATACAGGATTTTGCACAGAACCTTTTACTGTTGGATGACTGGCCTTCCAAGCAGTTGATCCCACTTGAACCCAACTACCTAAATAATTTTTGTAATATAAATCATTGAAAGTTGTGGTGGCATTGATTAGATAATCTCCGATTTGACCTACTGATCCTTTGGGAGCATTGCCAGCAGTTTGCCCTACTAATTGATCAACAGTTTCTAATGTGATCACTGTGGGTACTTTGTTAGTGAATGTTTGACCACCTACAGATGTTATAGGATTTGAATTCCATTCAAATATTCCAAATAGACTGTTAGATGTATCAAACCAGTAAGTGCCAGTGGCTGGTGTGCCAGCTGGAGCTTCAGCTGAAGCTGTCAATTGAGCTAGATCAACATCTGCTCTTACCACATACGCTCTATTGCTGACTCCTAAGAAAGAATAAGCAGCTTGTAAACCGTATTCGTTTAATTCTCCACCATGAATTGGATTATTGTTTGAATCTGTGTAGAAAACAGCATCACCAAATGTTTCACTTAAATCTCTTTGAGAAGTTATTAGATAAGGTTTACCAGCGTTGGCTGCTAAAGTACCTTGTGCAGTGCCAGTGCCAGATGAATTGGCTTTGTCCTGAGCAGTAGTAATAAAAATCATTGGAACCGTACCTGGTTCCGCTGGTGTATAAAAACTTTCGTCTATTACTGTAACTTGTACGCCCGGTGATACTAGTGCCATATTATTTTCTCCTATCTATGACTTATTTGAATATATTTATTCAGATAGCTCAAAAATACACCTCATTAATCCCAACAAAAAGGGCCTAAAAAGGGCAGCTAAATACGGTATGAGACCTTTGTGCAAAGCCTGTAAACAACGCCCTTGTGCTGTGAATTATCACAAAGCAAACAAGGTATTTTACAGAAGTCAGTGTGAGTTGTGTGTGCGTTACAAAGGCAAACCCATGGGTCAGCCCAAATGGCAACAATCAGGATATGTCAAAAAAAATGAGTGTGATAAATGCTCACATAAAAGCCGACATCCTCAGCAATTCAATGTGTTTCATGTGGATGGCAATCTCAACAATTGTAGATTCAATAATTTAAAAACAATATGTGCTAATTGTCAACGAGTGCTACAAGCACAAGGCATTAAATGGGTGCAAGGAGACCTTGTACCTGATTTCTAAGATCCTGCACAGTGCTGTTGTTGGTTAACTCTGCGTCAAACTGACACCTAGCCCAAGCCCATTCACTGGCATGTATTTCTTTGGGTTCTACTCCCACATCTTGATATATTTTGAACCATAATGGCAGTGTGCCTCTTTTGACCCACCATACTTTACCGCCCACTGTTTTGATCATGTCAGCTTCATTCACAAAACGCACATCTGGAATCACCCAGTTTATTTGAGGATTATCCATGATTTTCTTTTTGGCCAAACTGACCCATATACCATCGTAGAATCCATTGCGCATGCATTCTGTGCCAAACTTTTGTAAAGCCAATCTAGGAGTTACTGTGCTGCCCACTTCTTTGCTCCAATATGCATCTGGCTGTTCACGCCATACTCTACTCTCATCTGTTTTGCCATCCAGCAACTGTCTATCCCAATCAAACATCTGGGCCACTGCATCTTTGAGCTTGTCAGCAAAAGACATTTTTTGAAAATTGTGTTGTTCAACCAGATAGTCAGCGATGGTATCTTTGCCACTGCCTATCAATCCGCAAATTCCGATAATCATATTAAAGTACAATAATTGTACTTTAAATTTAACCAATTGTCAATGAAATATTAACCTATTGTGAAATGATAACCCACACCACCAGCCATTTGTGTAGCCAATTCAGCATCCAATCTATCCATTTCAGCTTGTGCTTCTGATTTCAAAGTGTCGCCGTTCAGCGTGGTTCCTCCCTGTGGGCCTGCCACAGTGTTGAATTTGGATCTGGCTTCTCCCAGCATATATTTGCAATTGGCCAAAGTATAACTCTTGATCCATTCTCTAGCTTTGTAATCCTGCAGTAACTGACTTTCGGGTCTATAATTATAGGCGTGCAACAGCAATGTTTCATTGGCTCTGGGTCTTTGTAACAGTGTCAATACTTTGGTGGTTGGATTCCATTTGAATTCAATAAAACTTCCAAACATTCTGCCCACTAATTCTTGATATTGTGAAAACATGTTGTAGGTGGCAATTCCGCCAAGATTGGTACTGGACAATAGATAGGTATTTGTATAGGCTAGATTGAAAGGTTCAAACAATGTGCCACCATCTCCACCACCAGAACGTGATCCCACTGATCTTCTGAATAACTGTCTCACTTCCATGATTTCATTGGCCAGTGTGTAACTGTTCTGATCCAATACTGTGTTTAAAAATATGTAACTTTCTTCCACTGAATTGTCGGATCTTTGACGATATCTGCCCAAAGTTCTTACGAGTGCAGTTTCATAATGACTGGGATCTAATTCCACTTCAACCATGCCACCGCCCAGCATGTTTTTGACGAAATCGTATATCTCCTGACGTTGTGTTTGCAAATCGCTCATTGTGTGTATCCTATAACATATTTATCAATGGATGATGCATGAATAAATATACGCATGCCAAGATTGAGTTTGTACAAGCCAGAAAAGGGTCAAGATTACACATTTTTAGACCAGACCATAGCAGAAATGTTCACTGTGGGCGGTACCGATGTGTTTGTACACAAATACCTTGGACCTGTGAATACCAGCGAGGGCGATGCCACAGCCACTCAGCCCAATTACAATGCAGTGAAAGAAACCAACATTCAAGACCTATTATTCTTAGAAAATAGAGATAGAAAGTATGATCCCAACATCTATCAGATCAGAGGTATCTACAATGTGAATGATGTTGATTTTGACATGAGTCAGTTTGGCCTATTCTTACAGAATGACACAATATTCCTCACAGTACACATCAACAGTTCTGTAAAAACCATTGGTAGAAAATTGATGTCTGGAGACGTGATAGAATTACCCCATCTCAAAGACCAACACGCATTAAATGATTATCAGGTTGCTTTAAAAAGATTTTATGTGATACAAGATATAAACAGAGCAGCAGAAGGATTTTCGCCCACTTGGTATCCACATCTTTATAGATTAAAACTTAAACAAATAGTAGACAGTCAAGAATTCAAAGAGATACTGGACTTGCCAGCAGAAGAAGGCAGCAGCAACACACTGAGAGATGTGTTAAGCACATACGAAAAAGAAATGCAGATCAATGCAGCAGTGGTGGCACAAGCAGAAGCAGATTCAGGCAAAAGCGGATACAATACCAAACATCTTTATACATTACAAGTGGATGACAAAGGTAAACCAGAATTGGTTACCACAGATATCAACACATTGGATGCCAGCACTGCCAATGAAATGGCAGATAGAATCAATCAAACACCAGACAGAAACGGTTATGATGGTTATCTATTAGGCGACGGATTTGCACCCAATGGCGAAGTGTTTGGTCATGGCATAGGCTTCCCAATAGGTTCTGCCAAAGGTGATTATTTTTTAAGAACAGATTTCTTACCCAATAGATTGTTTAGATATGACGGATCACGTTGGATCAAAATGGAAGACGCAGTGCGTATGACTTTGACCAATACAGATACTAGAAACACACAAAAAATGGGATTTGTGAACAACACAAACACCACCACAGTGGCTGGACAAACCATCGAACAAAGACAGAGTTTATCACAAGCACTTAAACCTAAAGCGGACAATTAAACATGCAATTTTTTTACGACGGTCAAATACGCAGATATATCACTCAAATTGTGAGATTAATGAGCAATTTTTCCTACAAAGATGGCAAGGGTGAATTAAAAACCATACCAGTGATGTATGGTGATCTTACCAGACAAGTGGCACACATTATCAGAGACAATAGCGAAAATAAAATTCCCAGT